GAAAGTGTAAGGGAAATGTAGGAAAAGATGGAGCATCCTATAGGAAGTACAAGTGCCAGGGAGGCACTATTGATGCTGTTAGAGATCGAGTCTTTAAGACTCTCTCTCAGCTTCCCGGAGTGTCTGACGCAGTTATGTCTACTGTGTTTGACGAAATTGAAAATTTGCTCCTGTTGTTCTTTTCATTGAGAGGAGCAAAGAGTGCATCAAGTCTTAGTAGTATAGTAATGCTGTATTTCAAGACACACTACCCAAAAAGTGTAAGGGAAATGTAGGAAAAGATGGAGCATCCTATAGGAAGTACAAGTGCCAAGGAGGCACTATTGATGCTGTTAGAGATCGAGTTTTTAAAACTCTCTCTCAGCTTCCCGGAGTGTCAGACGCAGTTATGTTCACTGTGTTTGACGAAATTGAAAATTTGCTCCTGTTGTTTTTTTTATTGAGAGGAGCAAAGAGCGCATCAAGTCTTAGTAGTATAGTAATGCTGTATTTCAAGACACACTACCCAAAAAGTGTAGTTCGTGTTTTGTTGACATACTTAGATGAGGTGTTAGGTCTTAAAGTATTTGAATGTCAATCTGGAGGTGAGTCCTCTGGATGGCATACTGTATTTGAGGCCATTTCTAGTAATTGGAAATCTGTTAGAAATCATCCTGGTTTCTCGAAGGTTTCTAATTTAATTAGCGTTTGTGTAGCTCTTGGGATGTGTAAGATGTCATCCTTTGAGTGGACAGTGAAAGGAGTTAAATTATTTTCTCCACCCCTACACAAATCGCATGCAACTGCTACTGATTTCATTGAAGCCGTGTTGGAAACAATTGGTGCTTTCATTGAAGGAGGTTACAGGTGCTTTAAGAGTGGATCATTGAGTCCACTCTTCTTTTCTGACGACGAAACTAAGCAATTCGAAGATAATTATTTTAAAGTCTTAGAGCTTGCTGGTTCTGTTAAGTCAGGCAATTTGGAGAGATTGCATGGTTTGTCTGAAAACGATTATTCTTTGTTGTTGGATCAGACTATTGAAACCAGTACTACTCTCTTAAAATCTTGTCAAAATACGTGGGAAAAGCGTGTTTTACAAGATAGACACACTCGTTTGAGACAATTGTATTCTGATTTTGTCACATTCAGAGTGTCTGGACAATTGCGTGAAGCCCCCTTTGCGCTATACGTGCAAGGGAAGTCTGGACGTGGAAAGACATCAGTTGCAAAAATTCTGATGTGTGCAGCTCTAGAATCTAATGGTTTTAGTGCAGACGACGACAGATTGATTACAATTAATGAATCAGACAAGTATATGTCAAATTATAAGTCTCATATTAATGGGATTTTTATTGATGATTTGGGAAATACCAAGGCTGACTTTATTGAGAAGTCACCGTGTCAAAAGATCATAGAGATTGTAAACAATGTTCCGGCCTACGCAAATATGGCCGAAGCCGACATGAAAGGAAAGGTTTCAATTGAACCTAAGGCCGTTGTAATGACGTCAAATGTTTTGTTGAATGAATTAGCTTTCAAATTTTCTGAAGAACAATTTTCCATTGTTCGAAGAGCTCACATTCATATCAATGTTAACGTTAAGCCTGAATTTACATTTGGTACAGATGGCAGATTAGATTCTCGCAAGGTTTCTGCACATTATGGCAATTCGATTCCTGATATTCCGGATTTGTGGGATTGTGAAGTTTTTGTTCCATCGGAGCAAAACGATACTCATCTTAAAAAAGTTGCTGATATGGGCATCAAAGAATTGTTGGAATTTGTTATTGACGAATCTCGCTTTCACTTTGCTGAACAGCGAAGAGTGGTTGAGATGAACACAGATTTGAACAAAAAGATGAATTTTTGTACTTTGTGCAAAAAACCTTCCATATTATGCAACTGCACCCAATCCGGTATATTGACAACCTTCAATGAGAAGTACCTTGATTTCTTGGACTCAATGGAAACTTTTAATTGGGTTGCCATGTTGCCTAAGTGCATTTATGAAACAAATTTTATGATTTGGCTGATCGCTAAGCAGAAGCGTAGTCAGATCATGCCCAATTTTGTTTTATTTACCAAATTGTACCTAGTTTGTGTTTTAGCCTGCTTGTTTCACGTATTTTACAACAGATTTGTGAGTTGTGCGATTTTCCTTTTGTTGACGAAGCTGTATGTTTTGTACTTTGCTTCGAAGAGGGAATCCGTTATACATTATGTTGTTGATAGCAAGTTGGTAATGAAATCGACAGTGGGTTCAATTAAGCGTAAACACGTGGCTTATATGATTGGCACTAGTGCAATTGTATCTGCCATTTATGCTCTTGTGCGTATGTACAGAGTACAACGAGTTTTATCCCAAGGGAATTTAGCTCCTGTGTGTGAGAATGACGTTAGTGACCGCGATATGGAAGTTAATCCTTGGGCCGGCGTTGTTATGAATGAACTCCCTGTTAGTGAAGCATCCAGAATTACAAATGCTGAGAATCTTGAGAAAGTAGCGTTTAAGAATTTGTGTTATGTTGAAATGGAACTTGCAAATACGAAGCGATTTTGTAACGCATTTTTTATTGGTTCGAATATAGCACTTTTTCCGCAACACATGCTTGTTGAAGACTCTGTTAAGGCAACTTTTACTAAGTATGATCCAGAGAAGATTGGAGCATCATTTCATTGCATCATTAGCAAGTCTGCTAGTGTTATGATAGATGGTACAGATTTGGCTCTGGTGTACGTACCTAATGGTGGAAGTTGGAGAGATTTATCCAAATTTTTGCCACTAGGTGCAATCAGAAGTTGCCCGGCATCTTTGCTCTATAAAACGAGTGAAGGTAAACTGAAGAAGGGCCTAACTTGTGTTGATCCAAAGCGCGTATGTACTTACAAGTCATTCGATGGTTATGAGTACAAATTAGATTTTCCCACTTTCAATGGGTTGTGCATGGCGGTCCTTGTAAGCCAAAACAAAGCACCTTGTATCTTGGGATTTCACCTCGGAGGAATCTTGGGACAGGGACACTCTGTTGCTGGTTCATTGACATTGGATCAATACTTAGATGCAAAACATAGTCTTGGGATAATACCCGGGGTTATTTTGTGTAAAGATAGTGGGAACTTGCCCACGGAACAATATGGTGTACAATTCTATGAGGGACCTAAATTACATGCGAGGAGTCCAGTTGCCTTTCTTGAAAAAGGCTGTAGTATGGAATTCTATGGTCAATGTGCAGGACGCTCTACACCAAAAAGTGATGTTCGTGAAACCCCAATTTCTTCAATCGTGCATTCAGTGTGCGGAGTGCCCCAACAATGGGGTGCTCCAAAGATGCACCCATGGAAACCTTGGCGCGATACGCTTATTCATGCTGTTAACCCTACTGTTGGATTGCCTGTGGAGTTGTTGCAACGAGCTGTTCTTGACTATAAGGCTCCCTTGTTGGAGAAGTTGGAACAGTCCTTTTTACGGATGCAAATAGCACCGCTTACAGAAATGCAGACTGTGTGTGGTATTGATGGAAAGCGTTTTATTGATAAGATGCCTCCCAACACTTCAGTGGGATACCCATTGCAGGGCCCTAAGTCACAGTTTTTGACTTATTATGATCCGGAAGATTATCCAGATTTTAATTGTCCTGCTATGTTTGACGAATTCGTTATGGATGAAGCCAAGAAGTATAAGGATACTTACATCTCTGGTGAGAGAGTGTACCCCATCTTCAAAGCTTCTTTGAAAGATGAGCCAACTAAATTGACAAAAGACAAGGTACGAGTGTTTCAAGCAGCACCAGTAGCTTTTCAATTTTTAGTTCGGCAATACTTTCTTCCTGTGGCAAGATTGTTATCCATATATCCACTCATTTCAGAGTGTGCTGTAGGTGTCAATGCTCAGGGTCCTGAATGGGACCAGTTGGCGAAGCATATGAATAAATTTGGCAAAGATAGAATTTTAGCTGGCGATTATAGTAAGTATGATTTGCGCATGCCTGCGCAAACTATGTTTGCTGCTTTCGACATTATGATCGATATAGCTCGCCAAAGTGGAAATTATACTGAGGATGATATTTCTATTATGCATGGAATTGCAACTGATGTATGTTATCCACTTGTAGCTTACAATGGTGATCTCATACAATTATTTGGTTCTAATCCTTCAGGACAGAATTTAACAGTCTATGTTAATTCCATTGTTAATTCTTTAAATTTGCGTTGTGGTTTCTTTCAGATGTATCCCAAGCACACTAATTTCCGATCAGTATGCTCTTTTATGACTTACGGTGATGATGTAAAAGGTTCTGTTAAGTCTGGTTTTGATGATTTCAATCATATTTCTTTTGCCCAATTTTTGGGGAAATATGGTATGGTTTTCACAATGCCGGATAAAGAATCTGCACCAGTTAAATTTATGACTGATTCTGATGCCGACTTTCTGAAGCGGAAAAACGTGTGGGACAACGACCTAGATATGTATAGAGGAGCGTTGGACGAGAGTTCAATTTTTAAATCTTTACATTCTGTTATTAAGTCCAAAAGCATCACTCTTAAGGAGCAATCAATGCAAACCATTGATGGAGCTCTAAGGGAGTGGGCTATGCATGGAAGAGAGACGTATGAAATGCGTCGCTCTCAAATGCAAAAAGTAGCTTCAGAGGCAGGTATTGCCCATGGTTGTCGTGAGTTAGACATAACTTATGATGAGCGTATAGCAGCCTTCCTTGAGAAGTACGAAATCTGACCCCGTTTCTTCGATGGGGTTCACTATGTGTAAAGTTGAACAGAAGTGTAAATTATTGGTTACCAAATTGTGATGTGTTTGTACATTGTACGCATTATATTTTAGGCTTGATTTATGTAGACATTCCTCCCTAGGAATACCCCTTTTTAGGGGATTGGTTCGTCACCATACTAAATGTGCCGCCGGGTAATTATTTGAGCAGATGTTACCCAGTGTTAAATACCGCTTACCAAAACAAATAATAATAAACGAAGCTATTGTCGTACTGAGATATACGACTCTGGGGATCCTAGGGATCCTATTTATTCTGGTGGTTCGGTTTATACGCCGCCTCGGGTCAAGAGCACCAAACGTAGATGCGTGTTTCAAGAGCCTTTTCCCATGGTGGGCAGCCGAAGCCCTTACAAACCACAGTCAGGAGAACAAAAGTTCAACGTCACCATCAACGACGAGGGATTGATGCAACAACATCAAATTATGCAGTTTGATGATCAGTTTAAGCATTATGATTACTTAGTTGATAGTGAACCAGATCCCACTTTTGGTGCGGCTGACTTGGACAATGACTCTTTACAGAACTTTTTTAGTCGTCCTATTAAGGTTCAGAGTTATTTGTGGAGTGTGGGAACCCGCATTGATCAGACATTTAACCCCTGGTCTTTGTTTTTCTCTAATCCACGTGTGATTAACCGTATTTCAAATTACAAAAATTTAAGATGTAAGTTGAAAGTCAAGTTTATGCTTAACGGTAATGGTTTTCATTATGGTCGAGCTTTGGCTTCTTATAATCCTTTGAATTTGTATGATGAAACTTTGGTTTCACGAGCTGGTGTGACTCAGGACTTGATTCGTCTTTCCCAGCAACCTAAAGTTTTTCTTGATCCAACAAAGAGTCAGGGTGGTACTATTACGTGCCCTTTCTTTTGGTTCTCGAATGCGTTAAGTGTCCCTGATGAAGATTGGACCCAAATGGGCCAAATCAGATTATTGGGATTTAACAATCTTAAACATGCTAACGGTGCAACTGATGCTGTACAAATTAGTGTGTTTGTGTGGGCTGAGGAAGTAGTCTTGTCTACACCTACTGGGGCAGAGCCTGGCTCTATTGCTCCCCAATCTGGTGAAGTTAAGAAGTCTGCTAAAAAATCGAAAGATGAATACGGAGATGGTTTAATTTCTCGCCCAGCTGCTGTAGTAGCAAAAGTTGCAGGAGCTTTAGCTAATGTGCCCATGATAAGGCCTTATGCTTTAGCCACCCAGATGGCTGCTAATACTACAGCAAATATAGCCAAAATGTTTGGCTATTCTCGACCAGCAGTCCTTACTGACGTGCACACCTTTAGACCCCAGTATGCGGGTAATATGGCAAATACTAATGCTCCAGATACCGTTAATAGGTTGACAATGGATGCTAAACAAGAATTGTCAGTAGATTCTCGAACTATGGGATTAGGTGGTGCAGATGAGATGACGATTCAGTCGGTGGCTTGTCGTGAGAGTTATCTGACCAATTTTGATTGGTTAGTTTCTGCGACTACTGAGACTGCATTGTGGTCTGCAAAGGTCACTCCTGCCCTGTTTGACACGACGACGCCTGGAACAGAGTTGGAATATCATTTTCCAGCTTGTTGCTATGCAGCCATGCCTTTTAAATATTGGCGTGGTACTATGAAATTTCGTTTTCAGATTATTGCATCAGCTTACCATAAAGGACGTCTTAAGGTGGTTTACGATCCTCATGCATTGACTACCAATGAGTATAATGTGAAATTTACTCATGTGGTTGATCTTGCTAAGGAACGTGATTTCACTGTATGTGTTGGATGGGGTATTAACCGGTCTTTTGCGGAAGTGGAAGAACCTGGTTCTTCTGGCTTACCTTGGACAGCCGGAGAATTGGCTGTTGTTTCAAATGATTTTGAAGAGAACGGTTTGATAGGTGTTTATGTTGTTAACGAGCTTACAACACCAAATAGTACAGCAAATA